CCTTGTTTACATTCGCTCCATGATAGGTTTTGTCAGTATAGTCAAACAAATTCTTCCCCTGCTCCACGACCTCTTCCGTGCCTGCACTAACAATCTCACCAACATTGTAAGGATAGTAATTATTAGGGAATATAGCTTCGAACTCTTCAACAGTGCTAGGCTCATTTCCCGAGCCGAACATAGCGGTGAGGTCATAAATCTGTGGGTAGACTACCAAATTATTAACAGTTGCTCCTGACTTAACCATCAGCGGAACTATATATACACGGGTGTCTACATTAATGGGTGCTATTACGCCACTTCCGTAGTTGGTGTCCATCACAACGTTACTCCCCGTGATATATGAACGATATGTCTCTGCTGAACCACCTTTAGGACAGGATTTTTCCAGATATACATGACCTTTAATTGGAACAAAGCTATCTGAAAAATAGGCATCTCCACCAGTTGCAGTGCCGTTTGCTACAAACTTGTAACCATCAACCCTTGTAATTGTAACACCATTCACTGTATAGCTTGGACGAAAATTGTTAGGGTTAACAATCTGATTAAACACCAAGTTCCTACCACCTATCGACTTAACCGACATCAGCTTTGCCCCAGTCGGCACTGTCTTTGCATATGCCGTATCTGTGTCCGTTTCAAACCTATGTGTCACACCCTGACCTATATCATATAACGCATTTACCCTACGTTGCAGTTCTTTGTCCGTTAACTTTACAGCAGAAATTTCAACAGTATTCTCAGCGATTTTTCCGACAGCTGTCACATAATCTTCTGGCAGGCTGTCAGCTATGGATTGTGCTGTCTGTGCGGCAGTCTCTGCGGCTGTTCTGTCTTCTGCTACCTTAGCGGCATTGTCTGCCACTGTAGTTTTGTCGGCTGTCACCTGTTCTGCCAATGTCTGCACCGCCTGTCTATCTGCCGTAGTGCTGTCAGCGCAGGTCTTGGCAGTTTTAGCATAGCCTGCTGTTATGGTCTTATCAGCCTCAGTCTGCTGTGCTGACGTTGACGCCTGGGCTGCGGATACCTTAGCATTATTCTGTGCTGTGACCGCCTCAGCACGTGCGGTTTCGGCACCCTGCATGGCGGTGCCTGCCTGTGTTGCGGACATTTCAGCCGCTGTCTTTGCGGTTTCCGCACGGCTTGCCGCCTGCGTTGCCGTATCGGCTGATTTCTCTGCGGCTGTGGCAGATTTTTTTGCGTTTTCTGCCGCTGTAGTAGCCGTTTCTGCGGCGGTGACGGCTTTCTGCATATCTGCGTGCGCCTGTCTGCCTATGGCATCTATACGGTCTAGTGCGTCTATCGCCACATCAGGTGACGGTACTGCATTATCGCCGATAGCCGCACCTATTCTCAGGCGGAATATGCGTGATTTTTTCACCAATATGTATTCGTTACCTGACAGCTTCTTTGCACATATCTGACACGAAACTGTCTGCGCTGAACGCAGTATGTCTGCTGTAGGTGTCCATGTGCCGCCTGTGATATCGACCTCATACTGAACGCCATCACCATAGTCTATCTTCAGCACATAGCGGTCTGCACCGTCTACTGTCAGACCTTCGACAGACACGGGTCTGGCGTTTGTTTCACCGACGTAGCCCAAAAGGGCTGTTGACGTCATTGCGTTGTAATTTTCGTCCAATCTGATTACCATTTCTGCGCCCCCCTTTATACGATTGCTATGTAGTCAATGCTATACGTTCCTGCAGGCACGTTGACAGTCACTGCGCCATTGCTAGGACCCATGCAGATTACTGCGAAATATGCGCCCTTGTATACCTGCACATGGGTGCAATAGTTCTGAAATGGACTAGGCGTGCCGATATCCCTCAGTGACACGCATATCTGCTTTGGCGTAAAATCCAAATTCAGCGGTATTTGCACGCTTGAAGCTGCCTTTTTCAGTGTGTATTCAATCGTGCCGCTTTTTATTTTATTCTGGTTTAGGTCATTTACTGCCTGTTCTGTTGCCGTCAGTGCGTCCACCAACGCCTGACGGACATCACGCCCGTAAAATGCGTTTCGGACAGTTTCGATTGCTGCCGCCAAATCAATATTATTTGCCATTTTATCCCTCCTAGTCTAGTGTGTGGTTTTTTGTAGTGATACTGTTGCACATGATATCACCTGTTTTGCCGTAGCACTGCACTGCGGTTTTTTCATTTTCGTTGTATAGGTACATCGCCCTGTTATTGGTATCAACTGTAAATACCTTTTTGCCGCTGTCTGTATATGTTGATATGTTACCGCTGTTTGTGTCTAGTGAAAATTTTAATTCGTTATTCCAATAGCCTGACATAGCGCCAGCCTGCAGGACGATATGACCACCGATTGTGCTGTTGTCAATGCGTATCTCCAGCGGACTGACCTTCAATGTCCATTCGTTATGGGATAGCTGGATAACACTGGTATTTTGACTAGACGTTTTTATATTTATCGTTCCACCTGTGATAGTTGCTGATTTTGACGACAGCCTATTGGCAATAACTGTTCCGTCCTCAGATACCGAAAAGGTACCTGAGCCGTTATTTATTTTCAACCCTGTCAGGGTCAAAGCGGTTATAAAACTAGCCACCAGATTTCCGTCGATAGTCCACGCATTTGTGTACGGTCCGTCTTTTGCAGAACCGCCGTCCGATGATTTCCAAAAACCTAGTCCGTTTTTGTTTAGTTGGATGCAGGATTTGCAGGTATTTATATCAGCCGTATCCATAATCAAAATGCGTTCTGGCTTTTCGGAAGGGTCAAGAATGACATGACCGCCCTCAGCACCTGTTATCAACTTTGTGGCATTTTCGATTTTGCTGTCTATGACCTGACGATTTCTGAATTCACTATCATCAATCGCTGTCTGCAGACTCTTGGTTTTGGCTGTCATGAACCCTGTCATGGTTTCAAATTTGTCACCGAATGTCAATTCGGATTGTTCAGGGTTGTCAAGGTTTATAGTAATACCGATTATGCGTAAATCTTCGTCAATTTCCATAAGAGGGTTGACCACACGATACCAGCACCCCAGCTCAAACTGTTCAAAATTCATATCAATTGTTGACAAATCGACCGCAGTTATTTTATACTGCTTTTTGGCTTTGTTTGCGCTTTTCAGGTATGCTGTGGCTTTTGTCTTCAAAATTGATGCCTGTGTCACATCGTCCCACGTTTGTGTGCCACTGATTACGCCATACTTAGCAACCAACGCACTATCTTCAATATAGTCTTTGCCGCCGTTTACGCTGCCGATAGTCAACCGCTTTTCGCTGTCTGTAAGCTTTGTGCCGAGAGGATAAAGACGTGTTATGACCGCCGTTTCATCCACTTCTCGTGATATGGTTTTAAGGTTGACCGCAAGCTCTATGGTGGTGTCAGTGCCGTGTCCGATATGTTCCAGATAGTCTATATACACCTTTCCGTCTTTATCACGAAGTTGTATCTCACCACCGAATTTTCCTATAAGCTTGTCGGCGATAACGTCCATTGTCTTGTCCCAATTTGCAGTATATGTGTAGTTGTTGCTTGCCGTAACAGTGACCTGTCCCAGCTCTATACGCTTATCTGCACCCACCTGTGCATTGTGTTTGGAGAGGAACGAAGAAAGTACTGTTGATATACCTACCATTTTGTATTCAACATACGGCTGAACGCTGTCATATAGCCAGCCTAAACGCCCCTCGCAGGTAACAGATTTACAAATCAGCCCTTGTTCGTCCATGCTGTCAGGACATTTCAGCACACGACCGATAAAAATATCTTTGCCTGTGCTATCGTCTGTGACAGTGACCGATGTTGTCAGCGGTTTCAGTTTGTCATATCCTGCATTGTCTGGGTATATAGTAAACGTGAAACTGTCAACGGCATTGACAGCCTTGACGATTTTTCCGCCCGAAATGCGGTCAAGGTTATCACTATGTATCGTGGTTTTTTCAGTACCATTTGTGATAGTGACAGTGTGCATTTATAACACCTCCTCATGCAGATCCAGTGTGAGCGACCCGAAGCCATACGCTGACAAAGTGTTCACGCCAGGCTGTAAAATCAGTTCGTCCATATCGAATGGTTTTTCTGTCGGTCTGTATACCTTTTCGGATATATCAACGTTGTTATTTTGAAAATACGTGAATCCCACTTTGTCGGTATCATCAGCAGACCGCCTATATATCAGACGTGGTTTTATCGGCACGTCCGAATACAAAAAGATTTTTAAGGTTGCAGGAGGGGCGTATCGTGTCTGCTTAACCGCTGTCAATGTCATATCTGTCAAATTCAGATAGTCATTTTCAAAACTGAAATCGTCAAAGCCCTTGTCTGAAAAATCGTCAGATATCTTATACGGCTGTGCTTTGAACGTTGCCGTTACCTCAACATGATATCCCTTTTCACTTTCGGTGCAACTGATTGCTCTTGCCCTATAGTGGTAAATTTCAGCGTCATCATATAGGTCACATTCTCCAGCCGACAAAATCCAGTTTTCAAAATCTGCCACTGCTTTTCGCAGGGCGGTTTTCGGACAGTCCATAAATACAAATTTGTATGTCAGTGTTCGTGTATCATAGGTAGGTTTACCGCCATTCTGATATGTGAAACATATGTCGCCATTGCGGTATGGTATAGTAGCCGATATATCCCTGATACTTGGTGGCGGTGTACTGCGTGATGTCAGCAACGCCCCGAAATCGGTATAGGAATTTTTGCCATTTATCGTTATACTAGACATTGTCCGCCACCCTCCTAGCGTTCAGATTGATTTTTTCAGCCATAGCAACGTCCATGTATGGCGCTGTCACTGTGGCAAAACGTTTTCCGTCAATGTTCATAACTACTGTCAGATCACCGCTCTTGCCGTGCTGTGTGGTGCTGTCGGTTTCGGTTGATATTTTGTCAGCCGTTTTCCGAACGTTCTGCCTGCCTATCATGACAGGATCCATTTCAGCCGATACACCTGCAACGCTGTCAACGATAGCCTGTGCCTCGTTCACTGGTTCGTCTGCTGTATCTTCCATGCCGACCGCAATACCTGACGGCAGATACTGACCGACCTTTTTCGCCATAACCCTTGAAGGGGAATGAATGTCGAAGAAATCGCAAAATCCGTCTATAATGGCACTGCTCACGTCTTTCACTACGCTCCAAATTCCGCTGACAGCAGAAACCAAGCCGTTCAAAATGCCTTTGAGGATATTTGCGCCTAAATCTTTCCAATCAACATCTTTGAAGCCGTCTATAATAGCACTGATTATTTCAGGCAATGCGTCGATAAGGTCAGGCAGAGCCTGTGGCAAGCCCTGTGCTAATGCGACTATCAATTCCATACCTGCTTTGACCAGCGCAGGCAGATTTTCTGTCAACGAATCTGTTATAACAGGTATCAACGCTATTATTGCGTCGATTAAATCAGGTGTGCACTTGGTCAGACCTGTTATCAATCCTGTTAGTAATTGGAAACCGCCCTCAATGATTGCAGGCTGATTTTCAATCAGCATGTCGGTTATTTGTTTTATCAAACTAGGTAACATCGGCATCAACTGTTCGATAACATCATTTAGTCCGTCAATCAATCCCAAAAACAGTGTGATTGCACCCTGCACCAGTTCAGGCACTAGCGTCGGGATAGTTGAGACCAACGCATTTATCAATCCAAAAAAGCCGTTAAGCAATGACGGCAAAATCGAGTTGATTAGTGACGGCGCTGATTGTGCTAGTGATTGAATGATAGATGTTAAAACTGTAGTTGCCGCCGTGATTAGTGTAGGTGCGTTTTCGGCAAGCGTTTCTGACGCAGAACTGAACAGCCCAGATATAACAACAGGAATTTGTTCGGTCAAGCCGTCAAGGCCACCACTGTCATATGCGTCTAGCAAACTAGAAACGCCGTCAAACAGTTGGGTAAAACCGCCTGACAATTTCTGAACCGCTGGCAACGATTTTGTCAGAAAATCTGCCGCCATTCCCTTTGCACCTGCCATAACAGGTGTGAACGCAGTTCCCAAAGACGCAAGGGCGTCCTGCAATTCAAAACTAGCACGTTCATAGTCCAGCGTTGATTTATTGGCTGATTGGTATTCGTCATTGATTTCCGACAGACCCGAATTTGCCAGCCAATCAAGGGCATACTGCTGACGTTCTGCTTCTGACGTGCAATTCTGTAGACCCGCATTAAAATCATCAACGCTATCACCCATACGCCCGATAAGCTCTGAAAACTGACCTGTCGCAGCACCTGTGGCAAGGGTTTCCTGCAAACTGTCCGAAAGGCTCTCAATTTTCAAAGTGTCAGGAAATTTTTCAACCGCTCCGCTGAGTGCGTTTATAGCAGGCGTCATTTGTTCATCGCTGAAGCCGACAGCCATAAGGTTTGATAACGCTTCAATACTGGAATCGGATTCGCCTGTGATAGCCACCAAATCTTGCATTTTTGATTTCATAAAATCAAAATTGTTGCCGCTGGTTTCGGCGTTTGTTTTCAATTTGGTCATATCACTGTTCCATTCACGGCTAGTTTCGACGTTTGCCGCAAGTGCCGTTGTTACAGCTGCAAGACCAACACCTATGGTCTGTGTGTATTTCTTGAACCCGTCAGCCGCCTTGCCTATCATGGCCGTGTCTATCTTGCCCAGCGTTGCCGTGAACTTTACGGCTTTGCTTGTCGCACCACCTATGACAGAACCGACTTTTTCAACTTTCTTTATGACAGGTTCGACCTTGTCTTTGGCTTCTTTGAATGCCGTGCCGATGACGTGAATATTTTTCTTCTCGTCTTTCAGGCTCGACAGCTTCGACTTTGTCGTTTCCAACTCTCGCTGAAACGCACGATACTGTCCTGCGTCTATCTCGCCTTTTTTATACTGTGCCGTGACCTGCGATTGTGCTTCTTTCAGCACGTCCAGTTTTGATTTTGTCTCTTTGATACTGTCTTTCAGCAGGTCTTGCTTTTGCTTGACCAGTGTGACGTTATTTGGGTCTAGTTTCAGGGCTTTATCGACCGCTTTCAACTCGCTCTCCAGCTCACGGCTCTTTTTGTTTGTTTCTTTCAGTGCCTTGTCAAGGCCTGTGGTGTCGCCGCCTATCTTGATAGTAATGCCCTTTATGCTACTTTTTGCCACCTATCATTACCCCCTTTCCAAAATTTTCTCGCAAAGCCTGTCTGTCAGGCTTCGTTAAGGTCAGCCTATATGCGTTGTTAAGATATTCCTGACCGCTCTCACTCTGCCTGAGCCGTGCAATAAATGCGTCACGGCGTATCAGCAGATAGTCATAGTAGTCCATATCATCAACATCATATAGGGATATACCCATATAGTCCGCAACTAACTTTTCCCACGTTGAGGAAATTTCATATTTCTCCCCCTCCCTATCCTGCGGCGGATAGTAGGGGAGCGCTAGTTTTTTGAATTTTTGATTTCAAGCAGATAGTCGATATATGTGCGGTAGAACATCTGAATGTCATAGATATCCCAATCAGCCAGTGTTTCAGCCGTTATCGGTATCTTTGCGATGTTGTGTGACATCAGTTTTGCGCACATTTCGATTGCTTCGTCCAGCTTGTTGCCGCCTAGCTTTGCGGATATTTCTCCGAACGCTTCAATCTCGCCCTTCGTGGGTGGCATAACAAAAATCGTGGTATGCTTTTCATCAGCCAGTTCAATGCGCAGGCTAGGTTTTTGCATTTTGTTGAAATTCAACGTCTTTGGCATTTTTACACCTCCAAAAAAACAGCCCACTGAAAATCTCAGCAGGCTGTGTATTTGTGTTGCTTATGTGGCACTTATCGACTTGTCTTCTTCGATGTAGGTAATCAGTGTTCCGTCACTGTCGCTTGGCAGTGCTTTGAACTCAGCGTCAATAACGCTTTCCTTGTCTTTTGCAAATGCCAGTTCAATGCCGCTCTGATTGTTGCCCACGATCATGACCCATATATCTCCGTCAACTGCGTCAACGTGGTGGAAGCAGAGAACATATCTCTTGCGACGCATATTCTTTAGACCGCCAATCTTGACAGTTCTGCGCTTCTTGCTGGTATCTTCTGTAACTCTTGCGGTATCGCAGAGAATGTCAAGGGTATTGCCGTTGAATACCATGATACCAGTTTTCAGCGTTGCCTCTTCTTCGGTGATGATTGTCTTCTGATGTGTGCCGTCATCATCACTTGCCGTATAGAATGTCGGCTTATAAGACAGGGTTGCACCACCCTGGATATAGCCCAGTACATTGGCTTCGGTGCAGATAGTATCAACATCAGGCACTGTTTCACCGTTGAAATCCTGATAGTAGATATAACCGCTTCCAAGAATGATGTTACTTGGGGCTTTCTTTGTTTCAGCCATTTCAATTCCTCCTTATTTCAAATAATTGGTAAATGAATATCTTATCTGATATTCCTTGCTGTCTTCAATCCAGCTTTCAGATTTTTCTAAATCAAAATCTGCAAACTGTTTTTCAACAGCCGTTTCTAATTCGATGTCGATCTTTCTAGTGTACAACTCAATAACTATCGTTTGTTCTCGCAGGCTTGCGGGGTGCATATCGTCTCCGCTGTCTATGGTGCTTTCACGATAAAACACGCAGTAGGGCGTTTTCATTTCATCACGTGATGAATAGTATGCGACCTTGTCTTTCAGTTCGTCGATAGCCGTTAATCGTGAACGTATGTCAGCCAATGTCAAATTCATTTCTTCAACCTCGTTTCTATCAACTCAGGTAGCGTCTTTTGTGCATATTCTTCAACAGGTTTGATATGCACAAATGCTTTTACTCTGCCCTTACCGCCTTTTTTTGCGTGACCATGCTCCAGCAGATGTGTCAGATAGTAGTATTTTTTGTTACGCACAACAACACGCTTGTTGCCCGATTTAGCGTATACTGTTTCAGCTTTCCAGCTTTCGGCATACTTGCCTGTCCGACGTGGTGATGTGGTTTTCAACTTTTCGACGCACTGGTCTGCGACCTCGTCAATACAGCCGTCAACTATCTTTGCAGTTTCTTCGCTGTACTCTTTCAGGTCATCAGCGACCTGTTTCGCCAGTTTACTGACATCAATTTCAACCGATTTCATCAGCTATCACCACCAAAACGTTCAGCCGTCAACTCAATGGCTGTCCCTGCGACATATGTGCGTATGATACGATATTCCCGACCGTTGTAGAATAACATATCCTCGTCATCATAGTCATAGTAATCTGCCATTTTGATTTTCAGCGTGGGTTGAAACCCTGCCTGTGCGGCACTATAAAATTCAGAACGTGAAATTGATGATACCTGGCAGAACACTTCTTTGGCATTCTCCCAGTCAACGACCTTTTCTTGATTTCCTATTTCGTCTGAAACTATCTTCGCTTTGGCAATTTTTACAACATCATTAAACATTGTTAAATCCCCTCCGTGTAGTCTTCGTTCAGGCTTAGTGCGTCTCGCAGACGCTCGTAGTTTTTGCGGAAATCCTCACCTTTGCCGTTGAAATCATACTGCCATTTGACATAGTTTTCGATAGCCTTTTTTAGAATCGCACTGCAATCGTCAGCGTCAAAGGGAAGGAACACGCCCACACGCTTCAAATCTTCCATGCAGGCGTCAACGTTTGACATAATGTCGCTATCTAGCTTGTTATGCGATATCCTCAACGAATTTTTCAAACTTTCTAGCATTCGTTATGCCCCCTTTATCATCATGATTACTTGCTCTTTTTGGTAAGTGTCACAAGGCTGTTCTTGTCGACGACCTTGCCGTCTACCAGCATGATACCCTTTATAACCTGATCCTCAGTGTCATTATCCTCATATCTCTTGACTGTCATCTGGAGATTTGTGTTGAGGATATAGTCCTCAGGACGGAAAAGGAAAGCGACGATTGTGTCAGCCGATACAGCGTCGGTATAAGCGTCGATATCATCAGAGAACACAACAGGTCTGCCAAGAACTGATGGCTGCATATCGCCGTTAAGACCATAGTTGACCCTTGCGATAGGCTGTCCCTGAGTATCTGTCATTGCCTGGATAGTGCAGAATGTTGACCAGTTCATAAACCACTTAACGCCTGCTCTATAACCTGACGGAATTTTTGACATCATATTCCACAGGGTATCGTATGTAATGCCGCTTGCCAGTGCAACGTTCACATTCTGACCACTGACAACAGTTTCCGTCAGAATGCCCTTTGGTCTGGTTGTGCCGTCGCCCTTGATGATTGCTGTCTCGATAGCAGCGATCATTGCATCTGCCACCTGATTAACGAACACAGTTTCAAAGAAATCAAGAGATACTACCGAAACTTCAAGCGACATTGAAATCGGACATCTGAGCTTGAAGTAGCTAAAAGTGATTGAGCCTGTAGCCTTCTTCTGTGTGTCAGAGCTTGCACCCTCAGCAACCCATGTTGCAACTGGCTTTGCGCTTGATGTAGGGATTGTCACGCCACCTTTGATATTTGTCTTTGTGACCAGTGCATAGATCTGGCCGTGTTCCTCCAGTTTTTCAACGATTCGCTGCATGGTTGTGGACGGAATGACAGCCGCAACGTCAGTGGTCTTTGTGGACTGTGCCTCGTTCGCAAACTTTGCAGGGATTGGTGTACCCTCGAGAACATTGTGCATAAACGCAGTTCTGTATTCGATGCTGTCATAGATGTTTGATGTGGGTGTGATCGCATTCTCGTTCATCTTGTTTTCATTCCTTTCAATGATATTTTTCATAGTATCTGACGCATGGTCTTTTGTCATAGCGTTCAGATTTGCCTGTGTCTTTGCCGCTTTTTCAGCGTCATTCATCAGCTTTTCAGCTTCCTCGAAATTGCCCTCGTCAATGAGAGCCTGAGCCTTGTCAAGCATTTCCTGTCTTGTCATTTTTATAACCCTCCTTTAGTTTGTCAAGCCTTGCCTGCGCCGTTATCTTTTTGTCAGCACGCTCAGCTTTCATCTTTTCGATTACGTTCTGTGGTATGATATCGCAGTAGGCCGCCACAAGCTGTGACTTGGCGTTCTTGTTTCCTGCGATTTCGTCTATCAATCCCAGTCCGACCGCTTCATCAGCCGTCAACCATGTTTCCTTGTCCATGATTTCTAACGCCTTTTCTTTTGCCATGCCCGATTTTGTTATGTAGGCATTTGCAATGGTTTCATTGGCTTTTTGCAGGATTTCTGACATTTTGTCCATGTCATGGTAATCACCTCTTGTCGCTGATGATACGTTGTGCACCATAATTTGTGCCGTCGGTGATATATCTGACTTGCCTGCACACGCTATCACGCTTGCCGCACTTGCCGCAAGACCGACAACGTGTATTTTGACGTCGCCTGAATATTCACGGATTGCCGAATAGATTTCGGACGCTGCAAAAATATCACCACCGCCAGAATTGATGTAAACTTCCAACGGCTCGCCTTTTTCAGCCGCAGCAGTTATATCTTTTAAGACCCTCGCAGGAGAAATGGCGTCAATGTCGAAAAGGTCATAGATCCACTGGTCATCATTCGGAATGATAGTACCTTTGACGTTAATTTTCATCATTTTCACCTCCCTCACCGCTGTCTATCTTTGCCGTGTCTAGTCTGACATAGTACTGATCGCCCGAAGGAATGTCAGCCAGATTGAACACGCTTCGGATTTCGTTTGCGTTCATAATGCCTCTGTCGAAAAACTGCACCAGATTCAGCTTGGTTGACATTGACGCAGTACTCAGATTGAACGCTTCAAAAACTATCTTATTGCCATACCCTCTTTCGATACGGCTGAATAGTTTTCGTGTGAATTCGCCAGCCAGTTCCATTACCACTGGTTCTATCTCCGATTCGTAGTAGGCGTTGTATTGGTTTTCGGTGTAGTTCGACTGCACGATATTTGCGTTTGTGTTAAACAGCGAATAAATTCTCTGTGTGGTTTTTTCCATGACCGATGAATTCGGTACATAGTCTTTTGCGTCAACTTGCTTTGCGTCTGCTTTGCTGTCGACCGCCGCAACACCTGTGCCGTTCTGAACGCTCATGAACTGCTCGCTGAACTCCTGCGCTTGCTTTTTCAAATCTTCAGGGCGCAGGGAACTGGTGAACTTCAACAGCCAGCGGATAATTGACGAATTCTTGATAGCCTTGACAATACCCTGATCTGTAGTTGTCACGATTTCCATTAACGGCGTCAGCGTTTCACTCAGCCGTTCTCCGAAGATATCGTCTTTGTAAAAATCGCTACGCAAATGAATGATATCTGCATACGGAAACGTATATCTTTGACCATTGAAAAACGTGAATTTTAAATACAAATCGTTGCCGATATATACGCACTCTGCGCTGTCTGCAGGGATAGGATATAGTTCAGTAGGATAGCCGTTGCCGTCGCGGATAATCAAAATAAACGCGTTATTGTTCAAACACAACTGCGTTGCGATTTTTTCTAATAGTTTCTGCATTGTCATGAACTCGTTTGGCTCTTCTAGCAGCATTCGCATATATGGTTCAGGGTTTATCTCGATACTGCCGTCACCATTTCGACTATATGATTTTCTGATATGCTTTGCGGTCAGTTTTCCGATAGCCTTGACCTTCGGGCGAATGCAGGCACGCACCAAATCCGACCGATAAACGTTGCCGTCCCAGCTATAGTAGCCGTTGCCGATTTCCGTCATCATCTTATATCGGGTCACTACCTGTGACCTGTTTTTAAAACGATTTATCAGACCCATTTTTTCACCCCTTTCATATCAAACTCTCAAATTCTTCCTGCCGATTATAATAGACCACATATGCGTCTAGCAGTGCCGCAAGTCCGTCTATTCTTTGCGTTCGGTCAGATTTCTTACACGGCTGAATGTTGCCGTTGACGTCCGTCTTTACAGCCGTATTTAGGAAACACCATTTGTCAATTGGATTGTTGTCGTAAACGATGTTGTGTCGCTGAAACTCAGCTTTCAAATTCTTCATCGGGTCAGACAGCGTTATAACGCCCTGGCGCACAGGTACTAAAACGCCCTTGCCGAACTCCTCTTCAAACGCCTTTATCAGCTCGTCCGAAACGTGCCAAGGGTCATAGCCGATAGCCAACGGATAAATATCTTCCTTATCTCTCAGTTCCAAAAACCAGTCTAGGATAACACGCTTGTTGACCTTGTTTCCCTCGCACGTCCTCAGCAGGCCTTGTGATTTCCACAATTCATACGGCACACTATCTCGTCCACGTCTGTCACCCTTTTCAGCGTCAGCGTCAAGGACGGCTTGCGGTATCCAGTACATAGATTTTACATACAACCTATCATCGTCAGGCTTTTTGCAGATAGCCTTTGCGGCATTAAGGTCTATATAATCAGCAGCGTCAAAACCACCGATGAAATATCTGAACGGATAATCCACGACAGTTTCTTCATTGTTCAGCTCGTCCCATCTCAGCCAGCCGCTTTCGGTATTCTGCGGTAGGTTGAAATCCTTGACCATAACTGTTGCCTTAAAGCTAGGATCGTCTTTGGCTTTCTGCACCATTTGGCGCAGATAGTCTGTTGATTTTATCGTGCCCAGTCCAGGGTTTGCTTTTAACCAGCATTCTTCCTTGTCCCATTCGTCAGGACTATCCAACTCATAGATAAACGGCAGAAACCTGTTATTGTTTTCCGTCAGCCGTCCATATAGCAGATTATTTGCATATTCGTATTGGGCGTCAAAGATACCGCCACGAACGAAGCCGTTTGTAGTAATGCAAAATAAAATGGGCTGCTGTCTAGCGCCCATTGCTTGCTTTATCAAATCATATAGGTCTCGATTTTTAATCGCCGCCAATTCGTCGATAACACCGCAGTGAACGTCCAAACCGTCAAGGCTGTTTGAGTTGCTCGCAAGGGCTTTTATAAATCCCATGTTCAACGGGAAGTACAAATCGGCTGCACGTTTGCGAATATGCTTGCTCAGCAATGGCGATTGTTTTATCATTTTATAGCAGGCGTTGAAACCTAGCTTTGCCTGGTCTAGCATTGTGGCGATGTTATATATCTGCGGTGAACCCTCTCCGTCATTGACCAGCATATCATTTTCGACCGCCGCAGTTTCCGTTGTCTTGCCGTTCTTTCGACCTTCGATTATCAGGCATTCGTTATACTGGCGTAGGTTGTTATCGTCAACAAAACCGAATAATGCTTGCAATCTCGCTTTTTGAAAAAGTTCTAACTTCAACGGCTGACCTAGTTTTCCAGACGGCTGCTTACAGAATTTTTCTATAAAATCCGTGTGTCGTGTTGCAATAGCTTCGTCAAAATGAAATTCATCAGGGCTTGCAAATCTGTTCAGCAGCATTTCCGAAACCTTTTTCATTTTTTCACACGCAACGATACTCCCGTCATAAATGCCAGTAAAATATTTTTCAAATTCCGTCAACGCTTTGCACCGCCTAGGAATTCCAACAACTCGTCGCCCTCGGACTTTTGCAGGCTGTCAAGGATAATATCCTCAACTGTCTTTGCCATTGCATTGTATTTTCCGATTAACGTTGCATACGCTTTACTTGCAGGGTGCTCTGTCTTGACAGTAAAACCATTGCCGTTTGTCGCTTCGATGATTGCGCCCTCTGCTTTTATCTTTTTCTGGTACTCGCTCAGCAGATTTTCCATATACTCCAGCTGATCTAACAGCTTTATGCCCAGTTCTCTTTTAGCTGGTTCACAGCTATCCACAGCTTTTCGCAACTCACTCAAATTCTTTTTGATTTTTGCCATTGTCAGATTACACCCCCCTTATGCGATTTTATCGTGCGTAAAAAATGACCTTTGCCCCCTCGGTATCTTAGGAAAAATTTCATTCCAAATTTGAGGGGGGCATGGGCATACCCGATGCGTCAAATTCACATTTTGTTAATTTTTTAGGTGATTTTTGGTAGAAGTGACCCTCGAAATTATCATGACATTTTTTGCATACAAATTCGAGATTGGCATGGTTTAATGATACCTCAGGGTCACGAATGTTCGCTGGTGTCAACAATGTTCGGTGATGAACAATATATCCAGCACGTTCATGACATTCTTCGCAAAGACCGCCGTCGATTAATATGCGTTTGTCGATGTAGGATTGGCGACACTTCTTCCATGCCGCTGAGCGGTAAAAAGAATATGCAAAGTCTTTCATGACACCGCCCCCATAAAATAAAAATGCCACACGTGGGACACATTGTTAAGAGGTGTGTGTGGCTGATTGGTATCGGCGTCAACATCATTGCAGTATCGACCGATATATCCGCCATAGCTAATGCCATAGCGGAAGTCAGGAGATCTAAAACAAAAGAAGTAAAAAACATGGAGCAGGTTAAGTGATGGTGCACCGCCCCTGCACATTGCCTGAGGGCTAGCCACTCAGGCGTAAAAAAATGGGGTTGGCTTTTATTGAGGAGATAACCAACTGACCTTTCCACCCTATCGGGCTATTATACAGTATAGCAGATTAATAACTGCATTTCACTGCATTTCACTGCATTCTTTTGGAACGATGATATGTTTCAGGGCTTCACCGTGAATTTTATAAATCGTGCGTTCTGAATAGTTCATATAATCAGTGATCCCCATTATGTATTCACCATTTTCTTTATTGAATTTTCCTACCCAGCGTTGATAAAAAAGATACCGTCGTTCAAGGACTTCTCGCTGGTCTGCGTCTGCTACTGCGTCAATAGATTGTTCAATTTGCAGACGTTTTTCAATCAGTATCAGTGCCAGTTCCTGCTGTCTGCGTTCGTATTCCGCTATGCGTTCTATGGTGCTTGACATCTTGTCGCCATTGCAACTACCATGACTAGCACCTGTATTTTCGTATGAAATACCAGCATATTCTAGCTGTGACCGCAGTTTCTTGACCTTGTTTTCGATGATTTTTACACGCCGTTCGATTTTATAGGCGTTTTGCAAATATTCTTTTGCTGTCATTTCAACCGCCTTTCTGCACCCTGTCAGTCATTTCCGTTGATATCAGTTCCGACAGGTCAATGCCGTATGTTTCTTTCAGATAGCTGGCGTTATTGTCGTTATCGAATTCAGCCGTGTCCATGATGTCAAACGTGCTATTTACTGCGTTGATAAATGCACGCAGGCGTTTGCCTTTCCAGCCGTACCACTTATCCAGCGTCCACAAAACAGTCGCCATTATCTGTTCTGTGATATCCTGCATTATCTCGCCTTGCAGTTCGCTATATCTTTTCTGCATTTCCTTTGCGACTTCTTTCTTGATGTCGCTTTGTCTGACGATGTTTGTTCGTGCTTTCATGGCATTTCACCAGCTTCCAGCAATTCAGGATTGTCATAAACGTTTCCGACAATCTCAAGTTCACGTCCGTACACATTATCAAAATCTATCGTAAACGTAGAAAATGTTATAATAAATTTTGCAATATCACTGTCCCATTGAATTACGCCACGCTCATCTTCGTAATCTATGTAATCGGATACAACAATATCACCCTCAAAAATCTTATTGCCGTTCGTGTCGGTAAGACCTGTGTACTGACCGACAGTTTCAGGGTCAATTTCGGCTGTATATAATGCACTTGCATAATCGGGAATGATATAGTCTTTTTCTTTTCCTATCCAACCATAGCGGCAGGGATAACCCTGAACCCATTCGCCATTGGCAATGCACTTTCCACGAAATAATATTTCACGCATTGTCTTCATCACTCCTTTTCTCCCACGCATAGCATTTGTTCTTTCTGTTCACTACGAGAAATTTAATCTTTGCGACATCACTTCGCTTTGCGCAAAAAGTATATAGTGCCTTGTCATGCTGAGGACCGAAGCCTATTGCGTGTTCGCAGTTTGAACAGGTTTTATCCATTGTTATCACCGTCCATTCTAGCGCCGCAAAGTGGACAATAAGTCGGGAACGTATCGCCGCATATTTCTTCTAAATTGCTTGCATAATATTCTGTTTTACATTCACTACATCTTGTACAGCCGTTTTCATACATTAATTCTGTGGCTTCCCACTTTCCGTGCCTTGCTTCCTGCACGTCTGCGGTAGGCTGTTCGTTGATTATATCAGCGATACTGCTGTTATCCCCCAGAATGCCTGTTATGCCCTTTTCGTATATCGGCATACACGCCGCCGATAGTTCGTTAATCAGATTGTCTGCATTGATATATTTTGTCATCTTTATACCTCCAAATCATCAAATGTCAGCTGGTTGAAATCTTCGCCCAACCACCAGCGAAAAACGTCTTGACCTGTTTGCCATGACATTTTAGCAACTCTTCCAAGTTGTTTTCTACGTTCTAGCATTCTATCAAATGCGTTTATAAAATTTTGTTTGTATTTCGGATATCGTTCAAATTCAACGTATCTATGTTTTCCTACCATAGGACAGCCAATGCACCCTATACGATTAAAACCGCATTCATACAGCGGATTTGATTTGCAACCATAGTAATGCAAAAAAGCCCACACATCATAATCAGACCAATCGACTATAGGGTTTACCATAGTTTTCGTAGTGCGATAGCAGTGTTCAACCAACCTACGATTTTTGTCGTTATCATCGTTAAGAATTATCCCATCCTGATACGTTTGCTGATACTCTATGCCTATTTCATCAGCAGCTTTCATTGTAGCTTTCGGTTTGCCGATAATTTTTATAACATCAGCCGTTTCTTTACGGCGTTGACTTTCAGACCACCTAACGCCCGTGACAACAACACGTCCTATGCCGCCACGTTCTTTTAATTCGCTGCAGCAGTATCTTGCAAGACGTGTCGGAGGCATTAGTTTTTTTACAATCAAATTCCACATAGTAACATGATTGCCGTTTTTGTCATACGCTTTATCTATTTTTACATCTGGCTGAGATTGAACATATCTAACAGTTTCGGGTGCATCAACAGTTGTCAGATTATGTACTGCTTCAAATTTAACGCCTGAAAGTTGTGCCAAAATTTTGATACAGTCACTATCTTTTCCACCGCTATACGCTAAATAATATCCGTCCGCAGGTTCAAACGCTTTCAGACGTTCGATAGCCTTTTGTTCTTTTGCACTATCCATATAGCCTCCTAAAACGTTACTGTCACATTCAGCACTGCCGCTGCTAACCAGTAGACAGCCTTTTTGTAATCTTTTTGTATTGCGTATACTACCGCTGCTCCCACGTCTAGCAGAATCAGCAACAGTGGGAAAATGTATTCGGGTTTGATTTTTGTCATGCCTTGCCACCTCCAAATGTAAACGGAGCATGTAGTCCGATTTTTGTTTCTTTCGCAACCGCTCTTGCTTTCTCAAGCCATTTGCATGATTCGTCATAGTGTTTCTGACATAGCTTGTGACCCTCGATTGCAGGTTTTCCACAGAGATAGCAACGATGTTCTTCTACCCATAGCCATCGTGGGTCCGTTGCATTTTCCAACTTTTTCAGACGTTTTTTCCGATTCTTCTTGTTTGCGCATTTCTGACAGAAAACTTTGCCCGGAACTGCGGGCTTGCCACAACTTACGCATAACCCCTGTTCTTTATAGCGATAATATCTCTCACGATTTTTCTGATATATCTCATCTCTGTTCCTGTCAATGCGTTTTTCCTGGTATTCACGATACTTCGCACGGCATTCGTGACAGTACACATGATTGCCGACAGGTTTATTTACCCTGCAAAATGGACATATATGATGTTCTTTGTACCAGCTGTAATATTCATTTTTCATCTGGCAGTACCTGTTCCAATTTGTCAAGACCACCATAAATATACAGCGTAAGAGCGTCAATAACTACGAAATTAATGTATGTCCCCAATTCGTCGAAATCAATGCAATCTTTGGCACCATCTTTTCGCTGACCTGCATTCTTCTGTGTCAACGCTATGCGGATATTTTCGCAGTGTTCACGCAATAGCTTCACGTCCTGCTTGGTGCATTCGCATTGCTTTCTCAACTTCAGAAAATTCCACATAGCGTCCAACTGACCGCCGTCAAGCTTGGCTAGCCTTTCTTTGTTTGCCACTTTTATCCCTCCTCAGTTCCCCATTGTTCAGCCATTGCTTGTGCTATGCCTGGAAATGTTTTGGATTTTGTCTTGCTGTCACGAAATGGCATTCCGCAGTTTGTGCGTGCAGTGCCGTCCGACTTTTTGCTACCGCCTGACACCCATGAACATATGGGCGTAACAATATTTGTCGGTGTCAATTTAGGCAGATTTTTCAGCCACAAACACGTTTTCTTGCTGTATGGGTGTCCATATTCATACGGTTGTATAGTCTGCGTATATTTCGGCAGCCGATATACTCCAGACGGGATTGGATTTTCAACAGCTATTCTTTCAACAGGGGCATGAAAAAATTTCAGGAAAAATTCTTTTGCGTCTTGCCCTTTATTGAATCTTTCAAGGTCAACATAACTTTTTCCATTCATTTTTTTGTACAGACGTGCTGCCCCTGCGTTGCTAAGATATGTACACGGCGGATGAGCTATCAGCAAATCCCATTTGTCTACTGTATGCGTCTGCCCGTCACAAGTAGTAAAATCTGCATTGCCGTTGATAACAGCCAGAGCGTCGCCTAAGATATGCCACTCAGGGTGACCACCTGAACACATCTGAATGTCGCAGCTATATGCTTCGTGCCCTTTCGCACGAAATGCCTTGCAGACCTCTTGCGACTCTTCGCACGCTATTAATACCTTCATGTTATCCCTCCTCAAATTCAGGACATTCCGTCACAGTCTACGAATGTATCATACCGCCCTTTTGCGCCTTGTAAATTCTGTGCTGATGTGTTTTCCAGCCGTCAACAGGCTGTCTGTCTATCGACCAACTGCACCCTGCTATCTGTTCACCTGTCAGCTTGTCCCTCTTTGGCACTGCGTGTTTGCAGTACCAACATAGTGTTGTAGCAGCACTGCATTTCACAGCTTCTATCTTGTCCTTGAATTCTTCGCAGACAGAGTGCTGATAACCGACTATCCTCGGGCGAAATCCCTGTCTCACGCCATACCTGCATAGCCCGTATTTTCCGTTCTTTCTGCCGCAGTTGTCAGGCGATTTCTCAAAATATTTACAGCTGGTGCAGAATTTGTTGTTACCCATGTCATTCGTCCTCCTCATACGGACCTAGCCCCGACAGCACATCGAACATATGCTTGATAAACTCTATCAGTTCTTCACGGCTCTTCTTTTCAAATTTCGCATAGGGTCTGATGAATTTTTCCATTTCACGCATAACACGCACGCTGTCATTGAATGCCGCTATCACGTTCTCGTTAGGTTCGCTCTGCTTTATCTGCTTGTCTAGTTTCTGTGTCAATGCACTTTTGGCTTTCGCTGCCTGCTCTGCAGGAATGTTGTTCAGCGTAGCGGTTTTGTATAGATAGTACATAGCCAGCCAGTATATTTCATCAAAGATGTTGCTATCGTTCGGCAACTCTTCACCACGATATGCCAACTTGTCGATTTCTGACCTTTCCATGTTTTTCACTCCTTTTTTTTGATTTTAAAATGGCGGTAAATCTTCGCCTTCGGCCGTGTCAACATCTTTGAAACACCCGTAGATTTTGCCCCATTCTGCATTGTTACAGCCGATACGTTTACAAATCTGGCTGTAGGCGACCTTGATGTTGTCTGCCACGTTGCCTGTCAATCGGTTTTTTACAATGGCGATTTTGCTTTGAAAATCGTCCTTGTCGTCGTCGTTATTTTTGCTATATGTTAAAACCAAATCAACCCTATTTGTGATATCACCCGAACCGCTGACACTATCTGCATTCAGTTCAATGCCGTCTGCGGTTTTGCGTGGGTGCGCTATCAGTATGATAGCTACGTTATATTTGACCGCTATGTATTTCACGGCGTTTACAAAATCGGACTGTGCCCGATACAGTTCTTTGCTGAGATCAACGTCCAGTGCCGTCATGAGATTGTCAATCAGTATCAGTTTGACGTTAAATCTGCGGATAGCCGTTTCAATCGTACCCAGCAATGATATCTTGCCGTCACGTTTCGCATTATCGCCGTCAAGCTTGATTTCAGCCGTCACAGCCGTGTTGTCAAAAATGTATGCCCTATCATCATACCAGCGGTTGATTTTATCGACCACATCATCAGGAATGTCATAGGTCTCGTCACCATATTCGTTGACCGAACGTATAACATTTTGTTTTCCTGCAATCTGCAAATCTAGCCAGCGTTTGAAATGATAGTCAGGCAATTCACCCGAATAAACGAAAATCGAATACGGATTGCCGTCTAGGTCTGATTGGTCTAGTGCATTTGCGATTATTTGTGACGCTAACGTTGATTTACCCTCGCCACGCTTGCCCGTGATAACCACTACCTGCCCCATATAGATACCG